TCATTCCGCCGCCATCGCGATCGGCTCGTCGCACAACGTCGCGACGGCGGCGTGGTAGTCCCCTTCCAATTTTTTGATTCGCATCCAACGCAGGATGAGCCGCAGCTCGCGCAAGACTTCGAGCGAGAGCCGCGTGGCGCAGCCGAGCGCGCTCGCGATCTGAAATGCCTTGCGCTCGGCGCGCCACCAGCGCTCGACCGTGACGATCGCGGCGTCGAGACTGCGTCCGCGCAGGAGCGCGGCGCGGGCGCCAAAGCGGGCGCGCACGGCGGCGTTATGCGGTCCGCGCCGGATGACGTGCGCGACCCTGCGTTTGAACGCGTCGGCGATAGCGGCTTCGCCGAACGCCGCGCCGATCAGCGCCAGCGCGGTCGTCATGGCGGACGCAGCGTCGGCGCGCGCCGCGGCGCGAGGGAACTCGGAGGCCGCCATGACCGTGGACCGCCTTGCCTGTGTGTCGTCACCATATCTGACAGATAGTGTCACGAAAGTCAAGGAAAAGGTGACAAGCCAATTCGCGTCACGGCGTAACGACGCGGCCGAAGCGAATCACCGTCGGCGTCCTGCGCCGTCGGGTTCGAGCAATTGGTGTGCGAATAATCGGGTGAGAGAAGCGGAGCCGAAGCTTAGAACAGCTTGAGGCAGCACAACACCTTGCCGACGACTTCGAGGTCGGCGAGCGGCATTTCCTCGCTCGGGTGATTGACGTTGTCGGAAATGATGTTGACTCGCGTCGGGCGCGACGAACGCAGCACCTGCAGGCGCTTGACGACAATGCATTCGAACGTGTCGCGAATGGCATAAAGCCCATCCGGCGTCGGCGTCTTGTGGCCAGTATCGACGATGACACGCTCGCCCGACATGATCGTCGGGGCCATGCTGTCGCCGTTGGTGTCGATCACCAACAGGCGGCTGGAGGAGGTGTGCAGCTGCTCACGCACGAAACTGCCCGGAAACAGCCATCCTTCGGCCTTCAGCGGGTCGGCATGCCGGCCGTCCTTGCGCACCTCGCGGGCGGGGAGGCCGCCGCCGCCGAGGCCGGCGCGGGTGTCGAGTTCGGGAATCTGACCCACGGCCGGGCCGAGCGGTTCGTCGTGCGAGGATTCTTCCCGCAGCACGTCGCTTGATTCGACATGGGCGCCCGGGGTGCCGGGAAAACGGCCCCACAGCAAAATCTGCTCCGGCGTGTAGCCGAGCACGGCGGCGAACGGCTTGAGGTGATCGAGCCGCATTCTGATCAGGCCGTTCTCGAGCCGCGATAGCTGCTGCTTGGAGACGCCGGAGCGGCGCACCAACTCGGTGCGCGACATGCCGCGCGCTTCGCGCGCGTAGTAGAGGCCGGTCATCTGCCGGGCCGATCGTGTGCGTTTCGCCATGCGGGGATTGTCACCAATTCGGTTTATCCAGCCTAGGCCCTAAATATGCGACTTGACAGTCGCGAAAATAGCGACTAAATATCATTAACAGTGACATGAGCGGCGTGCACCGGCCGCTTCGCGCCACGACAGACGAAACAATCCCGACAGACCAACGACCGCGCGCCGCGCGGCGGACACCTCATGGGAGACGAGGCATGCGCACGGATTCCTGGACGCCCGAGCGTATCGAATCGTTGCGCAAGCTGTGGGCGCAAGGCGAGACCGCCGCGGCCATCGCCGCACGGCTCGGGCTGTCGCGCTCGGCGGTGCTGGGAAAGATCTTCCGGTTGCGCCTCGATAGCGCGGAGACAAGGCGGAGCAAACAAGGCAGCCGAACATCCAAGACGCCGAAAAGGCCGAGACCGCGAGCGAAGGCGGCGGCCGCAGGGCCGCAGGCGCGACCGTCGCTGACGGTCGCCGATTTCTTTGCGCGTCGCCGCCGTGGCGTGCGCGACGAAGCGATGCAAGAGCCGGTCGAAGCGGTTTCCAGCAAAATGACGGTGTTAGAACTGACAAACACCAGTTGCAGGTGGCCCCACGGCCGGCCCGGGTCCGGTCGTTTCTTTTTCTGCGGAGCCGCAGGGGCCGATCTCGAACGTGGCATTCCCTACTGCGAACGGCACATGCGGCGCGCCTACACCGCGCCGGAGCTTGCCGCCGAGGCCGCAGCGACACTGCGGCAAACGTATTTTACACCGACGGTTATCAAAGATACGTCACGTTGAAGTTGGAGAGCGGCGCCGTGGCGGCAGATGGAGACTCTCGCAAATTGCACCGTCGCGCGGGCGATCCTCCTGACACCGAGCGGCCGCTCGATGAACGGGCGGCGACGGCGGCACGAGCGGAGTTGCGCGGCGAGCGCACCGGCATTTTGGGCGCGCTGAGGGAGGCGCAGCCATTGTCTTTGGCGCGGGCCCGCCAGGTGCCCGATCGTTGGTCGCTCATCCACGTCATGGAGCGCCTCGAGGAAGCGTTCCGCATCTTGGCGCGGCTGCCGACGGCCACAAGCCCGCGCGGCTACGTCAATTCTATGCCGACCTACCTTTACGACCGCGGCGACCTCAATGCGCAAATGGAGACGCGCGAACTGGAGCGCATGGCGCAGATGCGAAACCGTGTGCGCATTCCGCCGTCACCGGCCGAGATCGCCCGCATGGAAGAGGCGCTGCATTGGCCGGCGGCTTTCCTCTCGGCCGCGGAATTCCACCATTTGGCGCGCGCCGTCAATCTCGGCTCGCTGTGGGCGGCGTTCGACAAAGACGTCGATCATGGCGTCAAGCGTTTGAAAATCACGCGGCGGGCGTTCAACGCCCGCAAGCTGCAGGGCCTGCGCATCATCACGCAGGAACTGATCCGCCGCCGCGTCGCCGTGCGCTGAACGCGACGCCCTGGCCGGCCGGCCGCAGCCGATGATTCAATGGGAGATCAATCATGGACGCTGTGAACGCGGCCGGCGCCCGCAACACTGCTCTTTGTCGCGACCAGGCCGGTCGGATCCCGCTGGTCGCGGCGTATTGTGAGGGTCTGGGTTTTACGCCGATCGGCGCGGCCGAGGAGAAGGACGGCGTTCGCATCGTGGCTAGAGGAGATTTGGCGCAGGCACGTTGCTGGTGCCGGCGCGCCGGCGATGCCGATCGTGTTGCAGTGGCGGCCACCGCGCGTCTGCGGCGCCTCGAGGCGCGTCATGGCGGCGATCTCGATGCCAGTGAGCGGCTTCAATTGGTCGATGACGCGATCGCGGCCGCGGCGAAACGGCTCGGTGTTGCGTTACGAGCGCATGGCGACATTTGCGCCGAGGCGATAGCGGCAATCGCGCGCGTCGACGCGGAAATCGCCAAGCTGCAACGCGCCGGCGGGCTGAAATCGGTCAATAAATCCTATCGCGAGTACCGCATCGCCGCCTCCGCGCGCGGCGAGCGAATCATGCGCTACGTCGATTGGATGAGCAAATACCGCGAGAAACTGGTGCGCGAGCTTGCCGCTGCGATGCGGTCGATCTGAGAATCATCCGAGAATCATCGGTGAGTGCGATGCCCGATACCGCAGTCAGCACGTGTTGCGCGATCATTTCAGAACAAAAATTTTTGTCATTGTATTTCAACGTGTTGTCCAAAGAGACAAGCGTGATTTTGGCGCGGCCCTGTTTGACAGGCGAAAAAATCTGGGGCATTTCTTCGCGTGCAGGCGGGCCTTGGCGAACTGTGCCCAGCGTTTTCCGCAGCCTGTCTCGAGCGTCAAGCTCTTCCCAGCATTCTCTCAACATAGCTGACGACAATCGCGTCCCTGCCGTCGTGCGATGCCGATGCGGCGCGCGCCGGCCGGGCGTTTCGTTGTGTGTGGCGGCCACGGCGGACGTCGCGACGGCTCGGCCGTCGCGGCGACGCGACGATTCGATAACATTTCAGAACAGGAGCGAGCACGTGAGCGTCACGGGCAAGGTGAAATTTTTCAACGAGACCAAGGGATTCGGCTTCTTCACCAAGGATGACGGCAGCGGCGACGTATTCGTGCACCGCACCGAACTGCCGGCCGACATCAAGCTCCTGTACGAAGGTCAGCCGGTCAGCTTCGAGATCGAGAAGACCACCCGCGGCCTGCGTGCGGTGAACATCAAGCTGATCTGAGCGTACGTCCCGCCTTTTCCTGACCCTCCCTCGGTTAGGCTCGTCAATTTCGGAAAGCGCCGCGACGAAGCAATCCGAAGTTAGGGGCGGTGACTGTGGATTGCTTCGCTTCGCTCGCAATGACGAATCGAGTGGGAAGGGGCGGGGCGATCTCAACGCGCATCGTCCGTAGCTTGGGCCGTAAAAACATGACAACAACTGGTTCAAACAACACGGACGCGAATGGCAGACACGACCGATTCATCGGTAGTGCAAGTAAGGTCGCAGTTGAAATTGACCGACCGGCAGAAGCTGGCGCGCAAGCTCTTGCAGTCGCACCGGCACGCGCTCCTGGTGGGCGGCTCACGGTCCGGCAAGACGACGCTGTTGGTACACGAGATCGCCGCGCGCGCACTGCGCGCCGATAATTCGCGCCACGCCATTCTGCGCCTCCATGCCAACGCGGCGCGCGCCTCGATCGCACTCGACACGCTGCCGAAAGTGTTCCGGGTGGCGTTCCCCGGAGAGCGGCTCAGGCGCCATCGCGCCGAGGGTTATTTCTCGCTGGATAACGGCTCGGAAATTTGGATCGGTGGGCTGGGCGATCAGGACCAGGTGGAGAAGATTCTGGGCAAGGAATACGCGACTATTTTTCTCAACGAATGCTCGCAGATTCCCTATGCGTCGGTGCTGGTCGCGCTGACGCGGCTGGCGCAGGTCGTCGGCGGGCTGACGCAAGCCGCCTTTTACGACCTCAACCCGACCAACAAGGGTCATTGGACCAACCTGCTGTTCGGCGACAAGCGCGATCCCATTTCGCGGCAGCCGTTGGCCGATCCGGACGAATACGCGCGGATGTTCCTCAATCCGAGCGACAACGCCGGCAATCTTTCGGCGGCGTATCTAAAGAGCCTTGAAAATTTGCCAGAGCGGCAGCGCAAACGATTCTTCGAGGGCGTCTATATCGATGACCTAGAGGGCGCGCTGTTCAGCTATGAGGTGATCGCGCGGGCTCGCGTACCGGAGTTTCCGCTGGCCCGGTCGCGCCGGGTCGTGGTGGCGGTCGATCCGTCGGGCGCATCGGGCCGCGACGACGAGCGTGCCGACGAGATCGGCATCGTCGTCGCCGCGCGGGGTGACGACGGCCATGCCTACGTGCTTGCGGACCGCTCGCTGCGTGATGCGCCGGCCGCGTGGGGCCGCGCCGCAGTGCAGGCTTATCACGAGTTCAAGGCCGACCGCATCGTCGCCGAGGAGAATTTCGGCGGCGAGATGGTGCGGTTCGTCATCAGGGCGGCCGACGCCAACGCGCCGGTGCAGGTCATCTCGGCCTCGCGCGGCAAGGTGCTGCGCGCCGAGCCCGTGTCGGCGCTCTATGAGCAGGGGCAGGTGCATCATGTCGGCCGGTTTCAAGTGCTGGAAGATCAGCTTTGCGCCTTCACCACGCAGGGCTATCGCGGTGAAGGCAGCCCCGATCACGCCGACGCGCTGGTGTTCGCGGTGTCCGAATTGATGCTGAAGGAGCACGCGGCCATTCTGGAGTTCTATCGCCGCCAAGCGGGCGACAGATTGGAGGCGGCGCCGATTGGTGTTCAAACATCAACGCACGAGTCGTTGGTCAGGTTGAATGCGCCGGCCGGCATCTCGTGCGTCCATGGCCGCTCTGGCGCTTACTACGGCGTCGGCGCCGACGGCATCGTCGCGGTGCGGCCGGACGATGTCGAACCGCTGCTCGGCGCCAACTTCGCCCGCGCGGACGCGGACCTGAGTTAACACAGTCGTCATTGAGAGCGAAGCGAAGCAATCCAGGGTCACTGCCGCCGGCGCTGGATTGTTTCGTCGCTACGCTCCTCGCAATTGACGATCTAACCCAACATGCCCGTGCCGCGTGTTTGCACCGGCATGTCGACGGCTCGCTTTGCGCGGGCCTGATCCACGCATCGCCGTCTCGTCCCTGCTGAAGACGCCCCCCGTGGCTCCGCCGTTCGTGCGCGGCGGGCCGCACGTCCCTCCGGCAGCGGGAGCGCGCGGCGGCGGCGTGGGTCATCGGGTCGGGGTCCTTTCGCTCGCGAAGCTTAAGGACCCCGACCCACATTTCATGCGCCGTACGGCGGCGGCGCTTCGACCAAACAAACAGGACGCGGGATGAGCGAACAGGCTGCATCGAGCGGCGCGGCTAACCTGCCGCTGTCGCCGTACCAGATCCAGGTGTCATATGGCGCCGGTATCGCGCGCGGCACCGGCGGCGACTGGTTCGGGCCGCTCAATCCGCTGACGCCGATCGCGCCGCCGGAGGTCACCGGCCGCCGCTTCGATTTTCCCGCCGGCTACAATCTCAATACGCGGCCGCGCGCCTACGAGCCGATCGGTTTTCACGAGTTGCGCGCCTTCGCCGACGCCTACGATCTCCTGCGCCTCGTCATCGAGACGCGCAAGGACCAGATGGAGCGGCAGCGCTGGCGCATCCGGCCGCGGCATTCTCTTTCCTCTACCGCGCAGCGGGGGAGGGGGACCGCGCGTAGCGCGGTGGAGGGGGCCCGTAGCCCGGCGCCGGATCCCGACACGCAGGCGCGCCTGATCGCGATCGAGCGCTTCTTTCACAAGCCCGACGGCGTCACGCGCTGGAAGACCTGGCTGCGCGCGCTGCTCGAAGACATGTTCGTCATCGACGCGGCGACGCTCTATTGCCAGCGCACGCGCTCGGGCCAGCTCTGCGCGCTGCAGCAGCTCGACGGCGCAACGATAAAGCGCGTGATCGACGATTGGGGCCGCACGCCGCTGCCCTTCGCCGCCGCCGACGGCACGATGGTCTTTCCGCCGGCTTATCAGCAGGTGCTCAAGGGCCTGCCGGCCGTGAACTACTCCGCGCGCGACATCATCTACCGGCCGCGCAATGTGCGCGCGCACAAGGTCTACGGCTATTCGCCGGTGCAGCAGGTGCTGATGACCGTCAACATCGCGCTGCGCCGCCAGCTGTGGCAGCTCGATTATTTTTCTGAGGGCTCGATCCCCGACGCGCTCATCGGCGTGCCGGCGTCGTGGACCCCGGAGCAGATCAAACAATTCCAGGATTATTGGGACACCGAGTTCGCCGGCGACCTGGCGCGGCGTCGCCGCGCCAAATTCGTGCCGGGCGACAGCGCCCGCACCGTGCATCAGACCAAGGAGCCGCAGCACAAGGACGATTTCGACGAATGGCTCGCCCGCATCGTCTGCTTCGCCTTTTCGGTGCCGCCCCAATGGGCCGTGAAGCAGATGAACCGCGCCACCGCCGACAACCAGTCGGCGCAGAGCGAGGAGGAAGGTCTCGAGCCGACCAAGGAGTGGGTCAAGGACCTCGTCGACGAGATCATCGCCGAGGAATTTGCCTCGCCTGATCTGGAGCTGCACTGGCTCGACGAGGACGACGGCGATCCCGAAACGGTTCTCGCCGACCGCCTGAAACTCGGCGCCGTCACCCTCAACGAGATGCGCGACCACCTGGGCCTTGATCCGTACGCCAACCCCGCCGCCGACCGCGCGATGGTGCTGACGCCGACCGGCTACGTCCCAATCGAGGCGAATGCCGGTGGGGAGGAAGCGAGTGCCGGCGCGCAAGTCTCGCAGACACCGGTTGCGAAAGCAGCGGCTGACGATCCGAAGCATCCCGGCTGGCCTGCCGACACTCCCGGAGGCATAGGGGGCCAGTTCCGGCCAAAGGATAGCAGCGGCGAGTCGAGCGACGGCGGGGCGACGACGGTCAGTGACGCGAGTCTAGATCCTATCTTTCCCGGCGCGCAATATGCCCAGAGTTCGCTACGTGGAGGAGGTGGGTCGCGGCGCGGTGGCCCCGTAGGTGGTCCAACGCCAGGTCAGGCGGCAAGACTGGACGCCGCCGCCGGGCAGTGGCGCGCGGCCATGTCGCTCGTGCGGGCAATCGATCCAAATTGGAAGCCGACTCCAGGTCTTTATGATCCTGACGATACTGAGGGTGAAATCGCGAATTTGGAGGCCCAAGCGCAAGAAGCACAGGCACGAATTGCCGAAGTCACCGGAATCGGCGTCATTCCCCCACCACGCGGCGGACATCACTATTTTCCACGAGCTCTCTTCGAGGCCTTTGAAGACGTACCGCTGCGCCAAGATACGAGGAATGTCTTTGAACATGCGGTTTCGGGGCCTCTTGCAGACCCAAGTGCAAACTTGTTTACGACCGCTCATCGAGCTTACAATGACGCTGCTATGGAGGCGTTTACAAGTTTTCTACAAGAAAGAAATATCACTTCGGATGAGATGACGCCGGGGCAAGCGCAAGAATTCCTATATGAAATCTTTCGGTCGTCGGATCCGCGCATCCGCGAGTTTAACATGCGAATATTCCAAGAACGCGCGATTAGGAACCAGCGTGATCGTATTTTGGGAAGAGAGAACGAAGATGGCGAATAGTGAAGAAACTGGCCGCTATGACGAACAGAGTGTCGTGTTTGAGCAGATCCGCGCGCTGGTCAAGAACGTGCTTCGGGAATTTGGCCGACCAGATACGGCGCTCAGGAATGGCGATTATACGGTTGAGGGCGATTACCTCGGTCCCAAGGAGATCGTTGTTTTCATTGGTAGCTTGGCTATGTTGCAACCGAATGTAGTCATGGAGCTTCGGCAAATCATCCGCGAATTTCCCGGCTGGCAGATCGTGATGACGGTTGCTGTGCGAGGACACTACGAGGACTGGCCGAATATGGGCCTCTATATTCGTCCACATGAGATAATCGATGCTTTGCAGCGTCGATATCTTCCTGCAGAGTTTCAGAACTTAAAATACGAAGGCGCTCGGCGCGGAACTGCGCACGATTAACATAGGAATCATTCCGGCCAGCTCGTCGCGCCGCCGTAGAGACGGCTCGGCCATCAAGCGCGTGATCGACGATTGGGGCCGCACGCCGCTGCCTTACGCTGCGGATGACGGCACGACGATTTGTCCGCCGGCCTATCAACAGGTGCTCAAGGGCCTGCCGGCCGTCAACTACTCCGCGCGCGACATCATCTACCGGCCGCGCAATGTGCGCGCCCACCCCCTCCTTAACCCTCCCCCGCGCGCGGGGGAGGGAAGGGTGGGGGGCATTCGCCGGTGCAGCAGGTCTTGATGACCGTCAACATCGCCCTGCGCCGCCAGCTGTGGCAGCTCGATTATTTTTCTGAGGGCTCGATCCCCGACGCGCTGATCGGCGTGCCGGCGTCCTGGACCCCGGAGCAGATCAAGCAATTCCAGGATTATTGGGACACCGAGTTCGCCGGCGATCTGGCGCGGCGCCGGCGGGCGAAGTTCGTGCCGGGCGACAGCGCGCGCACCGTGCACCAGACCAAGGAGCCGCAGCACAAGGACGACTTCGACGAATGGCTCGCCCGCATCGTCTGCTTCGCCTTTTCGGTGCCGCCGCAATGGGCGGTAAAGCAAATGAACCGCGCCACCGCCGACAACCAGTCGGCGCAGAGCGAGGAAGAGGGTCTCGAGCCGACCAAGGAGTGGGTCAAGGACCTCGTCGACGAGATCATCGCCGAAGAATTCGCCTCGCCTGATCTGGAGCTGCACTGGCTCGACGAGGACGACCACGATCCCGAGACGGTCCTCGCCGACCGCCTGAAGCTCGGCGCCGTCACCCTCAACGAGATGCGCGGCCACCTCGGGCTTGATCCGTACGCCAACCCCGCCGCCGACCGGGCCATGGTGCTGACGCCGACGGGTTATGTGCCGATCGAGGCGAACGCTGGCCGGGAGGGGGCGGAGGCGCAAGCTGCGCCCGCCGTTCAAAAGTACAATCCTACTCAAGCGCGCGTGCCTGCTGGAAACCCTGACGGAGGTCAATGGACGAGTGAGGGCGGCGCGGCTTCAACGACTGCCAATGAGGCGGATCGTCCTACACCAACTCGGCCACATGAGATCGTCAGTGACGCGAGCCCTGACCCCATCTTTCCCGGCGCGCAATATGCGCAGAATTCGCCACGTGGAGGAGGTGGTGGACGGCGCGGCAGCTCTATCGGCGGCCCGACTTTAGGTCAAGGGGTCAGGCTGGAGTTTGCCACGGCACGTTGGCGGGACGCCATGTCTCTGGTGCGTGCTGTTGATCCGAATTGGAAACCGACTCCTGGTCTTTACGGGCCTGAGGACTCGGAGGGCGAGATCGCAACCTTGGAAGCACAAACGCGGGAAGCACAAAATCGCTTTGCTGAGGTCACTGGAATAGATACTATACCTGCAGCCCGCGGCGGCCAGCACTATGTTCCACGGGCGCTTTATGAGTCCTTTCAGGACGCGCCCCTGCGGGAAGATACGAGAAAATTCTTTGACGGCGTGAGCTCAGGACCTCTGGCGGATCCAAGTGCAAACTGGTTTACAACGCAGCATAGGGCTTATAACGAAGCAGTTGCCGGAGCCTTCCGTGCCTTCCTTGCTAAGCGAGAAATTACGTCAGATGAAATGACACCAGAAATGGGCAGAGAGTTTTTAAATGAAATCTTTCGATCGAATGATCCGCGCATCCATGATTTTAACAGTAGAGTGTTCGAGGAGCGGTCGCGCTACATCCTTCGCAATCGCGTATTAGGAGGAAATAACGATGACGAATAACGAAGAAAGTTGTAATTATGAGATTCAAGCCGCTGTATTTGAACGGATTCGCGGGCGCATAAAGAAGATACTCGAGGAGTTTGGGCGATCAGACTCGCTTATTCGAGATGGCGATTATACCTTGGAGGGCGACTATCTTGGCCCTCGAGAGGTCGTGGTATTTGTCGGCAATCTAGCAATGCTGCAGCCGAATATTGTTGGTAAGCTTCACGAGGTCATCCAAGAATTTCATGGCTGGCAGATCGTGATGACGGTCGCTCTTCGAGGGTGCTACGACTGGCCGAATATGGGCCTTTATGTCCGCCCGCATGAGATAATCGATGCCTTGCAGCGCCAATATCTTCCCGCGGAATTTCAGAACTTAGAATACGAAGGCGCTCGGCGTGGAACCGCGCGTGACTGATTTTCAATCGGAAAGCTTAGGCTAAGTATCGATAGCGAATAGCCAGCGCACGCGCTCGGGCCAGCTCTGCGCGCTGCAGCAGCTCGACGGCGCCACGATAAAGCGCGTGATCGACGATTGGGGCCGCACGCCGCTGCCTTACGCCGCGGACGACGGCACGACGATTTTTCCGCCCGCGTATCAGCAGGTGCTCAAGGGCCTGCCGGCCGTCAACTACTCGGCGCGCGACATCATCTACCGGCCGCGCAATGTGCGCGCCCACAAGGTCTACGGCTACTCGCCGGTTCAGCAGGTGTTGATGACGGTCAACATCGGGCTGCGCCGCCAGCTGTGGCAGCTCGATTATTTCTCCGAGGGCTCGATCCCCGACGCGCTGATCGGCGTGCCGGCGTCGTGGACCCCGGAGCAAATCAAGCAATTCCAGGACTATTGGGACACCGAGTTCGCCGGCGACCTCGCCCGGCGCCGCCGTGCCAAGTTCGTGCCCGGCGACAGCGCCCGCACCGTGCATCAGACCAAGGAGCCGCAGCACAAGGACGACTTCGACGAATGGCTCGCCCGCATCGTCTGCTTCGCCTTCTCAATGCCGCCGCAATAGGCCGTGAAGCAGATGAACCGCGCCACCGCGGACAACCAGTCGGCGCAGAGCGAGGAGGAGGGCTTAGAGCCGACCAAGGAGTGGGTGAAGGACCTGGTCGACGAGATCATCGCCGAAGAGTTCGCCTCGCCTGATCTGGAGCTGCACTGGCTCGACGAGGACGACGGCGATCCCGAAACGGTTCTCGCCGACCGCCTCAAACTCGGCGCCGTCACCCTCAACGAGATGCGCGACCGTCTCGGGCTTGATCCTTACGCCAACCCCGCGGCTGACCGGGCGATGGTGCTCACGCCCACGGGGTATGTGCCTATCGAAGCGAACGTTAGTGGGAAAGGGAGGTCCGTTGACACCAGCACGAAACACGAACTGGCGAATCAAACGCGGGTAATAATCAAAACCTATAACCCCGAAGAGCCGCGCGTTCCCAAGCATCATGAAGGTGGCGGCGAGTGGACATATGATGCTGCTTCTGCGTTACAAATCTTCCCCGACGTACTTAAACCTACCACGGGGTCCCAGACGCGTTACGCGCAGCGACGTCCGCGTGGCGGAGGTGCCTATAATGAAGGAACGCCTGGCGAGGAAGCTAGACTTGAGGCTGCCAGGGCGAGTTCGCGGTACCTGACGTCGATAGTTCGTCGAGCCGACCCGACTTGGCAACCTCGCCCCAGCGCAATAAGCTACCCACCCACACCGGAAGGTGAGATTGCAAGGCACGAAGCAGAAGCTGCAGAAGCTCAAAATCGGCTTGCCGAACTCTCGGGTGGTGGCGCTCCAAACCGCGAACCGGGTGGGCATCATTGGGTACCCCGCGCGGTGTTTAAATATTACGCCTTCCCGCCTGAAACCGTTAAGGTCTTTGAGGGGGCGACGTCTGGGCGTCTAAACGATCCTATCGTCAATTCATGGTCTCCTGAGCATTTTCTCTATAATAGGGCCGTGCAGAGCGCACTGGATAATTACCTGCGAGAAAACATGATCTCGCCAGAAGAAATGACAGCGTTTCAGGCTTACGAGTTTATTGAACAAGTGTTACGATCGAATGATCCAATAATCCGCGACTTCAATGCACGCGTATTTGATCAAAAATTTCGATTTCTCCGTCGCGACGAAGGTGATGACAGTGGTGGATCAGATGACGGCGACCAACGACGATAAAAAACATATGGAACAACATGCGATGTTTGAGGAATTGTACCGCCGTGCCGAAAGTTTTTTGAGGCACTTCGGGCGGCCAGATTTTCAGCCGGGCCAGCCGCCAGGCGACTATTTCGTGCATGGCGACTTTGACGGTCGTCGCGAAGTCGTGGTGTTCGTTGAGAATCTTACGATGCTGCGGGCTGACATAGTGGCTGGGTTGCAACGGCTCATCCGGCGGTTTCCAGGGTGGCAGATTGTCGTGACGGTGGCGGTTCGCGAACATCTTGATGATTGGCCGGATATGGGCCTCTACATACGCCCACATGAGATAATCGATGGATTGCAGCGCCAATATTTTCCGAAAGAGTTTCAAAGCCTCGCCTACGAAGGAGGCAAAAAGGGAACAACGCCCGACTAAGAGGAACTTGCCGCGCCGATGCTCTATTGCCAGCGCACGCGCTCGGGCCAGCTCTGCGCGCTGCAGCAGCTCGACGGCGCAACGATAAAGCGCGTGATCGACGATTGGGGCCGCACGCCGCTGCCGTTTGCCGCGGACGACGGCACGACGATTTTTCCGCCAGCGTATCAGCAGGTGCTCAAGGGCCTGCCGGCCGTGAACTACTCGGCGCGCGACATCATCTACCGGCCGCGCAATGTGCGCGCCCACAAGGTCTACGGCTATTCGCCGGTGCAGCAGGTGCTGATGACCGTCAACATCGGGCTGCGCCGCCAGTTGTGGCAGCTCGATTATTTTTCCGAAGGCTCGATCCCCGACGCGCTGATCGGCGTGCCGGCGTCGTGGACGCCGGAGCAGATCAAGCAATTCCAGGACTATTGGGATACCGAGTTCGCCGGCGACCTGGCCCGGCGCCGCCGTGCCAAGTTCGTGCCCGGCGACAGCGCCCGCACCGTGCATCAGACCAAGGAGCCGCAGCACAAGGACGATTTCGACGAATGGCTCGCCCGCATCGTCTGCTTCGCCTTCTCAATGCCGCCGCAATAGGCCGTGAAGCAGATGAACCGCGCCACCGCGGACAACCAGTCGGAGCAGAGCGAGGAGGAGGGCTTAGAGCCGACCAAGGAGTGGGTCAAGGACCTGGTCGACGAGATCATCGCCGAAGAGTTCGCCTCTCCTGATCTGGAGCTGCACTGGCTCGACGAGGACGACGGCGATCCCGAAACGGTTCTGGCCGACCGCCTCAAACTCGGCGCCGTCACCCTCAACGAGATGCGCGGCCACCTCGGGCTTGATCCGTACGCCAACCCCGCCGCCGACCGGGCCATGGTGCTGACGCCTACGGGGTACGTGCCGATCGAGGCGAATGTTGGTGGGGCGGAAGGAAGTGCCGGTGCCGAAGGCACGCATGCACCCATTGTGAAGGCTGCTGCTGATGATCCAAAGCATCCTGGTTGGCCGGCGGGCACGCCGGGAGAAATAGGGGGCCAGTTTCGACCGAAGGATAGCGGCGGTCCGTCGGGCGATACCGAAAACAGAGTGGAGTCCAACCGGCCCGTTCAATACGCCGCGCTAGACACCGGCACTCAAACGGATGCTAGAGGGGAGTCATCCGGTCATGACAATTCCGGCGGAGAAATCACTGAGGCGGCGAGCAATAACTGGCGAAATTTTCCCGTCAATCTAGCCGCGGAGGAGGCGCCGAGCGGTCCTGGACATACGATCAGCGAGCACGTCAATAAATCCGATGAGGAATTACGGGAGCAGATGGATGCCAAGACGAGCCGAGGCATTCTCTTCAGTGTAGTCGACCGGCGCGAAGGATCGTTCGACTCAATCGAAAATGCCAATGACTTTGTTAATCGTACTCTGCAGAACAACGGCCCGTTAGTCGATCGCATTGCCGATGGCGACGAGAACGGTGATTACGTCACTTGGCGTTTTGGATACCCGACCGGCCGTGAACTTTATCGGCCTGATCCGGATTCCGATCCATACATGCGAACTACTTATTCGGTGGGCGTCTGGATCGTTCATGACCCCGGCTCTCCCCGCGGTTTCAGAGTCATCACAGCATTTCCTCGGAACGACTGAAACTTGCGGGCATTGTTGTGGCGTCTCGAATGCCTTAAAAAGCGTAGCGACCGTCAGCTATACTCTGGCCGGAGGCCGGTGATGTCACATCCGACGATGCTAATTTATACTGCGTTCGATGGCGCCGAATCGAAAGCTATTTGGGAATCTAAGGAGGAGTATGAACTTGTCAGAAAATTCCTGAAAGAAAAAGGAGTGAGCGTTTCGGGAATAGCCGCGCAAGGCGTGCGCACAGACGGCGTATTCGTGTATATAGAGAACGAGCGTCAACTTGAAGATCTTTCTGACTATGTGCGATCGCTGAGGGAGGCGCACTCATAAAGTCGCGCTGCAGCAGCTCGACGGCTCAACCATAAAGCGCGTGATCGACGATTGGGGCCGGACGCCGCTGCCTTACGCCGCGGACGACGGCACGACGATTTTTCCGCCAGCGTATCAGCAGGTGCTCAAGGGCCTGCCGGCCGTGAACTACTCGGCGCGCGACATCATCTATCGTCCGCGCAATGTGCGCGCTCACAAGGTCTACGGCTATTCGCCGGTGCAGCAGGTGCTGATGACCGTCAACATCGGGCTGCGCCGCCAGCTGTGGCAGCTCGATTATTTTTCTGAGGGCTCGATTCCCGATGCCTTGATCGGCGTGCCGGCGTCGTGGACGCCGGAGCAGATCAAGCAGTTTCAGGACTATCGCCGGCGATCTCGCCCGGCGCCGCCGCGCCAAATTCGTGCCGGTCGACAGCGCGCGTACGGTGCATCAGACCAAGGAGCCGCAGCACAAGGACGACTTCGACGAATGGCTCGCCCGCATCGTCTGCTTCGCCTTCTCGGTGCCGCCGCAATGGGCGGTAAAACAAATGAACCGCGCGACCGCCGACAACCAGTCGGCGCAGAGCGAGGCGGAAGGCCTCGAGCCCACCAAGGAATGGGTCAAGGACCTCGTCGACGAGATCATCGCCGAGGAATTTGCCTCGCCTGATCTGGAGCTGCACTGGCTCGACGAGGACGACGGCGATCCCGAAACGGTTCTCGCCGACCGCCTCAAACTCGGCGCCGTCACCCTCAACGAGATGCGCGACCACCTGGGCCTTGATCCGTACGCCAACCCCGCCGCCGACCGCGCGATGGTGCTGACGCCGACGGGGTATGTGCCGATCGAGGCGAATGTTGGTGGGGAAGGGGCAATTAACGGACAGCCTCGGGACAGCACGAAGCGCAGTGTAGAAGCCGCGACGTTCCCGGTTGAAAAAGCCAGCCCTGATGACGCGGAGCATCCCGGCTGGCCGGCAGGCACGCCTGGAGGCAAAGGCGGCCAGTTCCGTCCGAAGGATGGGGACGGTGGCGAAAGAGCTGAGGGGGCCTCGGTTGCGGCAGAGCATACGCCGAGGTGGCCTGAACGATATGCGGCGTTAGACACAGGAATGCAGACAGATGCGAGCCGCACGACAGCGAACACTCAGTACGCCCAACTTAACGTTCAGAACAACGCCAAAACGAACAATCCGGTCATAGATCGTACAACTGATATTTTGCTTCAAACCTTGGCAAGAATTTACGCTCTGGCCGGCGACGGCTCTGGATCTTGGTATGGCACCCGCATCCACACCCTATTTGCGAGCGATGTGAGATTGCAAAATTTGCCAGGTATCGGAAGAAACGGAGTCGAACAAAGCTTTAGCTTGGGCGATATCGCAAAGTTCGGCGAGGATGGCACTATCCGAGTGGATGTTTACATAAGGGACGAGAACGGCAAGATTATCGCTATCTGGGATGTTAAAACAGGAGGAGCGGTGCTGACTGGCGCCCGTGTACGACAATTGCGGACCAACGCTGGCGTCGGTGCCGATGTGCCAGTGATTGAACTGCACATGGCGCGAGGAGCAACATTTAAAGCAAGAGCTTTCGCGGTGGGGACCAATGTTATGGCATTACTTTGGTAAAGCCCAAGAAATCCAGGCAACGTCGTCCGGAGTAAGATTATTAATGAGTCGGCATTCCCGAACCCTTGCGAGCACCGCTGACCGAAAAGCCTCGCGATCGTCAAGCTTTGATGCAAGTAAGGCGTTTGCCGCCTGAAGCTCAATGGCCCATTGATAGCCGCAAGTAGGTACTTCGGAAAATTTATGGAATAGGTGGCGCGCAACGCTAACATCGCCCATCAACCCTGCCGCGATCGCAGCATGAAATATATCCTTATTTTTATCCGACGTATGATTCACAAGATACTGGCAAATCGCGGAAAGCGACGCAAATTTTTCTCGCAACCGTTTGACCTCGCGCGCTGCTTGAGCAGCCAATTCCGCGATGATGGGGACAAATTGCTCCGAACTGTAGAACGGCGCAAAATCTGAGATGCGTTGAAAGGTATTGAATGCCAATCCCTTGCGAGCGCGCCATAGCCACATCGCGCCAATGTTTACGTAAGTTCCTTTTTGCCAGCTGCTCGGCTGAAATTCGACGATGATCAACCAGTAACGCTGATCGGAAATCCAGGTTCGCGAACGCCCGATGCGCCGACAGCCTATTGGCTGTAAATGAGCCTTGGCGGCGTCGGCAATCAGTTTGGTATGAGCATCCAGCCGAGACAT